CTATTTGCTATATCTTGAGCTTCAAATTTATATCGACAAAGGATGTGTTCACCTGCTCCAGCACCACCTGTTTGGTTTCCATTTGTTATACGATAAAACTTTTTAAAACCTTTTTCCCAAGGTCCAGTATCACTAGATGATGTACTTTGCTGTGATTGAGTAGGGTATTCCTCTGCACCTGAAGCATCAATTTGAATCCTATCAACAGTTTTATATGAACCACCTGAGGATGAAGTACCACGCTGGGCAATATTCATTGCACCGTTAACAACTAAATTACGGAACGAAAGAGTATCTTGAGCTGTAGCTGTAGCCCATGTTAAACCACCTGTATTACCAGATTGTTTTTGTAGGAACTGACCATTAGAACCAGCATTAGATATTTTAAGATTATCTTCATCAACTGATTCAGAAGCCATATGTTCTAAATCAACTGCACCAGCTGCAATGTGTTCAGAGTTGATTACATCATCTTGAATGTTGTCACCATCTATACAGTCATTAGATAAGTGTGCATGATCGATAGAACCATCTACATAGTGTTCTGAGTTAATCGAATCGTCAGCTATATTATCACCGTCTACTGCATCAGCTGCTAAATGAACGTGGTCTATACTTCCATCTGTATAGTGCTCTGAGTCACAAGCATTATCAGCAAGCTTAGTACCATCTACTGCATCAGCTGCAAGCTTAGCTGTTGATACAGCACCAGCTGCAATCTTAGCTGCAGTTACTGAACCATCAGCTGGTACTTGAAGTGTTGTAGCTGAACCAATTTGAGTTACAAATAGAGTTGAACCACTTGCAGGAGGATCACAGAATTTGATACCATGTGTATCATTTAAGTAATAACCTTCTTCACTTCCACTGAAAGTACCTGAATTAGGTTTTTGAAGAACACCGTTTAGAACTACTAGTAACTGAGCTGCAGAAGTAATACTTGCGTCAGATGATCCATCAAACAAATCAAATTCTTCATTAGAACCGTTGAATGTAGGACCTGAGCCTCCGGATGCTTGATCGTGATCTTTTACTGTTAAGAATTTATAATCACCTGTAGAAGTTACTTCACCCCATGCTGAACCATCATAGACATACATCTTGTTGGTACCAGTATCGAAGTAAAGGTCACCTTCATCATTATTAGATCCAGGTGCTGAACTTGCTATACGGTATCTACTGTTAAAGTCATTGATATCATCAGATAACTGTTTAACATCAGTTTCAGATGATAATATCTTATGATAATTATATGTATGACTTGATCCAGTAGAGCTGACTTGCATACCAACACCAGCTGCTAAAGTCTCACTATAAAGACTAGAAGGAGCACCGTTGATAGTTACGTTGTCAGATCCGTTACCAGCAGTCCTAGCAGTAGTAGAAACACCACTACCATTAAATACCACTCCACCTGCGTCAGCAATTGATATAACAACACCAGCTGCAGGTTGAGTTGTAGGGAAATTATCTTCATCTGCTATAACTTCAAGACCACCAATAGGTGCTATCTGTGCTGCTACATAATCTACAACAGCTCCTGATGTAGGAATGTGTAAGTCACTATCTGATATGGTTGTTTGTTCACAACCTATCATACCTATTTCAACTGCATTAGCTTGGATAGTTGTAGCACCACCAGCTGCAATTGCAACGTCACCAGACATAGCAACAGCTGTAGGGCGGTCGGAACCGTTACCAACTATAACTTGTCCACTTGAGACATTTTCTACTTTAGCTAGTGTTACTTGAGCGCTACCTATCGCAGCTGTACTAACTGCATTATTTGCTATATGAGCAGCGTCAATACTACCATCTACATAATGTTGAGAATCAACAGAATCGTTTGCTAGAATATCGCCATCTACAATACCATGTCCAAAATGTTCATGATCGATTGATCCATCTGCATAATGTTCAGAATTAATAGAGCTATCTGCTATATTATCGCCATCAACTGCATCAGCTGCTAAGTGAACGTGATCTATAGAACCATCTACATAATGTTCTGAATCTATAGAGTTATCTGCTATCTTTGTACCATCTACAATGTCAGCACCAAGATGAACACGGTCAATAGAACCGTCTGCATAGTGTTCAGAATTAATAGCGTTGTCTGCTATTTCATCACCAGTTACGCAATCAGCTGATAAGTGTTCATGATCGATACTACCGTCTACATAATGCTGAGAGTTAACAGAATTGTCTGCTAGAATATCACTATCTACAATACCATGCCCAAAATGTTCATGGTCAATAGAACCGTCTGCATAGTGTTCTGAGTTTATAGAATTATCTGCTATTTGATCGCCAGTCACAGCATCAACTGCTAAAGCAGTTGTATCTACAGAGTTAGGTGCGTAGTGTTCTGTATCTATTGAGTCAGCTGCATAATGCTCTGAGTTAACAGCATTGTCTGCTATATTATCTCCATCTACAGCATCGTTTGCTAACATTGCATGTTCAACAGCGCCAGTAGCTATAGTGAATGCACCTGTATTAGCCATAGTTAGATCCCCTGAAGGGGTAACTGCAGCCGCAACACCACTACCATTACCTGCAAAAATCTTACCATTTGCAAGTGGTTGTGCAGCTATATTAGCATTGATTCTATCATCAATAGCTGCAGCTGTCATTATTTTGGTATTGACATCAGCAAACGCTTCTGTACTATCAATAGTATCTGTAGTAGTATTCCATTTACCTTCTACAGCTTTCTCTGTTTCCTGTGATACATATAATGTCTGGTTAAAGTCATTGTTTAAATCTTGAGATCTAATCGCTGATCCAGAAAAGAATTCTGACTGAAGGGCGGAAATGTCAGTATCACGATATATTCGAATCGCTACGTTGTTACCAGGCGCACTATTAAATTGTATTTGCGTAGCACTAGCCAAAGTCCACGCAGTGTTAGCAACTTGATCTAAGGTTACCTTAATATCAGTTGTCTCTAAATATGGGAATGTGAAGGAATACAGGACGGTAGAACCATTTCCTGTATAAGTATTTTCAATTGTATAGGCCATGTGTTACCTGTTAGTCATCTCAAGTAATTGTTTTGCCTCATCAAGCTGGGTGCGGCCTAATTCAGGGTTACGGTTTACGTTATATCTGGCAGCTTCTGTCTTCTTACGTGCTCTTATCAGCATCATTACATCAGGGTTACTTCTTAGTTCAGCCCATGCAACACGTCTAGCTTTCTTAAAGATAGCGTTGATCATCTTATTATGATGATAATCCATAGGATTGCGTTGCTTATAACCACTCATTAAGTCAGCTTCCATTTGAGCTAAAGATTTTATCACTAATGGATGCTTTGTTAATTCATTTAATTTAGATTCTAAGTCTTGTGATCCTATTGCTTTTTGAAAAGCTGATCTTATCTTAGGATTCTCTGCTAAAGAGGTACCATCAGGTGCTGTTAAAGTAGTCATTCTTAGGTCATAGTTACTATTCATTAGCAACTGTCTACCTGGAGAACTATCGAAATTCAAAGCAACTGGGCTTATAGCATTGTACATCCTAGTTAATGGATCCCAATCTCGCACCGGTTGACCAGTTAATATATCATACTTAGTAGCAAGTTGTTCATCACCTGCAAGACCTTCCATGAATAAGTTTCTGTTCCTTATCTGATCAGCAAAACCAGAGTTTAGTTCCTTCATATGAGGATTTAGAACTTTACCTATTTCATTTCTAAGACCGGCAAGAGGCATAGCATTATTCATTAATGATGCTGCTACTTTCTCTAACTTCTTAGGATCTTTACTGAATAAACCAAAGAGCTGTTGAACACCTTGTAGATAAGTTTTAGATACCATACCTTTACTGATGATCAGTGCGTGTGCAAGCAAACCTTGCTCTGCCCACTCATCTCCCATGAGTCTCTGATTATCACCTATATCTGCAACAGCAGCTAAGATGTTAGAGAATGGTTCAAAGGAATCATATCCAACCCAGACACCGCCTAACTTAATAGAGCGCGGTACCCAACCTGCAGCTTCCCAGACACGTCGTGTAGCAGGGTCAGCCGGTCCATTACCTGTTAGACCACCAGTTAAGTACTGTTGACCTGCCATAAAGATAACACCACTGCCCATTGCTAAGCGTCCGTTCTGTAAAGCTTTAGCATTAGCTAAATCATTAGCATTTTCAATACCATATTTAGCTACATTGGTTAAGTCATCTGGTGTAGCTCTAGCAATATCATTAAACTCTTTAACTAAGAAGTTGAATCCTGGTATATGTTTAAAGGATAACTCCAAACCATTGATACCTGTCCTAGCAAATAGATAGAAAGGTTTCAATGCTGGCTGCTTACTAAAGAGATCATCCATAGCTTTACCTAATGGACCTAAATCTTTACTAAGAGTAGCTTCTCCTCTAGCATATTTCAGCATACTATCATTGATATTACCTGTTTCTGGATCGAAGATCTCATTATATAACCTACCTTCATATTCTTTGATTAGATCAGGAGTTACATCAGGTATTACACCTGACTTCTGTCCATCAAATGCTGCCATCATAGCCTTCTCTTTAGCTCTCATTCTAGCTAAAATCATAGTGAAAGCATCATCAGTTGCAGCCATTAACTTAGTTGAATAAGTCAGGAATCCATTCTGATTAGCAGCTCTAGCTGTATTAGTAATATTAAATGCGGCTCTCTCACCTGCACTTCTAGCAGGGTCTTCAGCCCAGAATCTGACTAGATCCCAATGCTTATCACCTACTGTATATTCTGCATATCTAGTCTTAACTGTTGATATATCACCAGCCCAGTAACTATTTAATCTACTAAAGAAGTATTCATAAGCTTCTGGTATAGCTTGTACCATAGCATTAGCAGTTGATAATGACTGCTTTAACATAGAAGCATCAGTAAAGCCTGATCTAGCATACTTCATAGCACCACCTAGAGTCTGCGCCATAGGACGTGTGAAGACTGCACTACCTGTACCCATGATTGCTCTAAGAGGAGTCTTTGGTCCACTTAGAATGCTGTGTATCATCACACCTTGAAGCTCTCTGATCATTAAACCAGTTTGTTTTATACCTTCTGGTGTAGTAGTACCCATCAATTTGGTACGCATATAGTTATCGAAGTCTGTCCAATTACTAATCTTATTAGACATGGAGAAGGCTTCTAATACTGCATGTAGGAAGTCATCTGTAGGAGCTTGTGTTGCTAAGTCAAGCATCATATCAACTTGAGCTTTAGTGGTAGCATGTAGATCAACCAAAGCTTGATTGATTAATTTCTTACCACCTCTAGTAGCTGACATCTGTTTAGCTGTTTCTCCTAATAGGAATCTAGCTCTCTTTGTTTGCTCTAATCCAACAATAAGGTTATCTCTTATATACTTAATAGGCCCATCAATATCATTCAGATCAGCTACACCTATCAATTCTCTAGATGCTATAGCTCTATCACGAAGTTGTTTAAAGAGTGATTCTTGTATCAAATCACCAGCTATTATATCTTCAAGTCCCCATGATTGGAAGTCACCTTGACGGTTCATAACGTCAGCTTGTATCGGTCCCCAGAATTCTTCAGGAGTTAATTCACCAGCATCACGACCACCTAGTACTTCTTGCATCCTTGCAAATGCATCATCAAATGCTTCTTCTAATCCTCTACCTCTAGCTTCTAATTCTTCGATTAAAACTTGGAAGCGTGAATCATCTGCCATCTGTTTGACCAATGCAGGTGTTAAACCTTTAGCACCAGATCCGGCGTTAGCAATTCTTTCAGCTGCAGCAGGGGTAACAAGACTATCAGTAGAACCTAGTTCTGAACCTAGTTCTTTATCAATTCTTCTTAGAGATTTACTTACTTCCCATGCATCTCCAGTTGAGTTAGGGGCACCTTGCCATGGATCAGAGATATTCTTATGTCCTCTGAAACCTTCTTCTTCTAATTCAATTTCTGCTTTCTCACTGATTTGCTCATTAACACTTTGCTTACGTTCCGTTGCTTTACGCTCAGCTCTCACCATATTATCTTCGCCTGGAGGTGTCCAAGTTTTATATCTACCACCACGATCTCTCTTTTTAACTAGAGCCATCTGAACTATTTGTTCTTCAGGTGATAGTTTATTAAAATCTATACCCTTATTAAATAATTTCTGTGTAGTAGCAGCTCTTAAATTAGCATCAACTAATTCTCTAGCTGTATCTTCAGCTGCAGCTCTCATGTTAGCATCAAGTTTATCAACCTTCTGCATAACTTCTCTATCTGTCTTACCAACAACCTTTAACTTACCTCTTCTACGAGCTATTGCTTGCCAACCAAAGTCAGCTATAAGACCAATACCAGCTCCTTCTGCTACGTTTTTAACCGTCTTCAGTGCTGGGTGATCAGCGTCGTTAGTGGTAAAAGGTGTATCAACAAAACCGAATCTATCTCTTAGTACTTGTAATCCATTAGCATCTTGAGAGTATTCAGAGAACATATCTGATACCACACCAACTGAGGCACCCTTAACTAGAGTGTTCCCACTGAGCAGTGTAGCACGTGTTGCAGCTCCTACCATACCGGTAGCTTTACCAGCTCTTCCAGCCCATCCTAAGACAGGTATAGCCATCGTACCGAAGTGTACGCCACCACGTAACATATTACCCCACCAAGTCTTGGTGATTGGGTTTAAGTCATTACCTAGTGGATTCCAATCTGGTGTATAGCCACCTTCTTCTTTAGCTTCTCTAGCCATCTCACCAGTAGCCATATCAATAAGGCGTTCTGGTGCAGTAAGAATAGAACTAGCAGTATCTCTGGCACCACCTACTAAGGCATTGCCTAGTTCTTTTACATTCTCTTTAAGACCAAACTCAGAAGCTTCTTTAGCAGCATGAGAGTCTTGCAACTCTTCTGCACGTTGAGCATTCTTCTGTTCTGTTAGGGCTTGTTGTTCATTATGCTTAGTTTCTTTTTCGTCTAAGTCAGAAGCAAATTCCTCAGCAGCTTGCATCGTCTGCTCGAAGTCTTGTTCATCGAAATGAGGACTAATTGGCATCACCCTGGCCTCCAAAGAAAGTGCCCACTCTGATCACGTTCAGTACCAGTTGGGTAAAGTTTATAGAGATATAGTTGTTCTTGAATGTCAGGAGTCATTTTAGTATCTGGAGATAAGCCGGAACGATTCAATATATCTGACAACTCAGGTCCAGTGAATTCAAATCCAGTGATTGTTTTTAGTTGACCGCTGTTGAGTTGGGCAAAGGCTTCTCCTATTGTCATACTCTCAACATTTACTTTAGTAGGTAACCTTCTGCTATCTCTAGCGTCAAATTCACCACCTGTATATATAGGGTTCTGCATTTTTGCAACAACACCTGGATGTGTAGTTATAGCTCTACCAGCTGTATAGTTAGTTCTATTATTTTTAGTGAAATCATTATTCTTAACCCCCATTGCTTTATTAACTTCAAGTTCAATGTTAGGTATTTTAATCCTACCACCACTCTGATAAACAGCAGCCTCAGCTGAAGTTATCTTAGCTAGTTGAGCAAATTGTTTCAAAGAGTAAGGTATCTCTAATCTTCCAGAGGTTTCGTATGTCTTAACCATTGCCTCTACATCAGGGGCTAATGCCTCTAATCGTTTGGTTGGGTCAAAACCACTAGCTTTAAACTGAGCTCCTACTGATCTATATTTTTGTGTAGCAGATGAGCCTTCTACCTTATCAGGTATTTGAAAAGCATCAGCTTCTATCATACCTTTAACATCAAGTCTAGCTTGTTGGTCTGCTTTATGGTGAGGCATACCTCCATCTAGATTCTCTTGATATAAAGATTTATACACTTCTTCAGATCTTTGAATGACGTAAGCTTTCTTTTCTCCTATATCCCAATCACCCAGTGAAGGTATCTTATCATTTATAACGCCTTGAAGAAGTGCTACTGAATTAGTAACGAGCGCCTTCTTAGGCATCATATCACTTTCATTAACTAAATTCGAATCATAGAAATGTTTCTGTACCCCAAATGATGCACCTCTAAGTTGATCAGCTGTAAGCTTACCACCCTGTTTAATTCTTATATAATCTAGAGTTTCTATAACAGTTCTATCGTCTTTATTCTCAGCATGTAAAACATCAGTTGCTAAATCAGAGCCATCTAAACCAAACTCATTCTCATATTTCTGTATGATATTAGTGATAACTTCTTTAGGAGGAAATGCTCCACCATTCTCTCTTTTATAATCATTAACAGCATCAAAGATATCAGCCTTAGCTCTCTTTTTATTAGCTTCGTGCCCTGCTAACCTAGCTTCCTCTTTATCATTAGCTGCTTTAGCTGCTTCACCTTCTAGATCATATTCAGCTAGAAATCTTTCACCTAAGAACTCACGATATTTTTGTTTCTTATTGTGCTGTTGATCTAGCATATCATCTAAACGTTCAGCTGATATCAGACCTTTCTTAGCATCTGCTAATAGGACACCGAAGACTGCTCTCTTAGCATCTGCAGGTGACATCCATTTTGAAGCATGAATGAATTGATCTTGTACAGAATCATACAAACCTTTAGGATCATGACTTCTGTAATGTACTTCTAAATCAGATTGAATGTCTTTAAATATGGCCCCTTCGATTTGACTTGTCTGTTTATCATGAAAATCAATAATATTTGATTTCTGATATGCAGCTATAGCAGGTGTTATGATCTGACCTACCGCTTCCTCTGGGAAGCCTGCGAACATACCAACCAAGTTATCTATATTTGCTTTCTCTAAGTATGCTCTAATAGGAGCAGCTTGTCCTTTAGGCCATGACTCTTGATCAGCTAATGAAAACTCTTGACCATCAAATTGGGGTAATGGTATTTTAGTCTGACTTTGACTTGCAAGGAAATCAGGTACTTGCTGTGCATAATGTTTTAATAGAAGCCGCATCCTATAGTGACCTTGTTTCCAAGGACTTAAGGATAAGATTCTATGTATATTATCTACATCAAGGTCTCTTAACTGCCAGTGCTTACCAGCTAATGCTTGTACTATATCGTCATTCTTTTTAGCTTCATCAGTTAGCTTACTATACTCTATGATAGCTTGAACAGGAGCTATCTCATTATTCATGAGAGCTGTGTTAAAATCTAATAAAGCATTCCTTTGATCTTGATGATCTTTAATTTGTAGACCAGCGTTTACAATGGTCTCAAGTGATTTAGATAAATGTTTTGCGTTAGCTAAACCACTCTTAGCTATATGGTCCTGTACTACAGCATTGTAAGCTTCTACACCTGCTGTACGTTCTTGTTCTAATTTAAGATCTGCTAGGCCCAACTTCATGTGGGTCTCCATATCTTTCTGTTCTACAGCTCTGTTTTGATCTAGGTAGGGTTTGAGATCAGGTACTTTAATAGGGTCGAATGTACCGCCTTGATCAAACGATTCAAACTGGACAGGAGATTTAAACTTTTTAGATTCTGCCATTACGTACCTCCATATACCCAGTTACCACCAGCCGTTTGTTTCAGACCACCAGCGTAAGTACTCATAGCCCCAGCTGCAGCACCTAAACCTGCTGACATAATGTCACCAAATCCAATACCTGGTACACTCATTTGTGCAATAGGAGATGCTAATTGAGGACCGGCACCTGTCTTAGGTGTCATCATACGAGGTGCAATAGCAACCTTAGACCATGCTGAAAGATCACCTTGGTAATGCTTACCAGCTAATGCATCCATTCTAGATTTACTACCACGTCTAGCACTCATTAAATTTCTATTTAACATAGCATTGGCTCGACCAAATTCACCGAGTGTGTTAAGTAGGTTTGCTCTTTTAGCTGATTTACTAGCACGACCACTACCAGAAGCTGCGGCCATACCTTGAGCCCGATACAATTCTCTAATCATAGACTGCCTATTGAAAGCAGCTTTTGCAAATTGTTCGTTTAATCTAGTCTGCTCTGCAGCAAATGCTCCAACAGCAGCTTGATTATTTAATTCTAATTGTTGTTTATATTGACCTAATCTTATATCATATTCTTCAGTAGTACGTTGATTGTACTGACTGATCATTTGGTTTTGAAACTCAGCTGCATAAGCAGTCTGTGCAGCTTGGTTCGCAAATGCTCTATCTGCTTCGGCCTTAGCCTGGGCAGCTTGTCTTCTAGCAGCGTCTTTCTGTGCGCTCCGCCCGAATAAGCCACCAACGAAATTCATTCCTCCGCTGATGGCTATAGCAGTAACTGGATCCAATTCTTATACCTCCCTAGTTAAACACGGTTGTAAAATTTCTTGTTATATTTTCCTTCCCAATTCATACCTAAAAGGCTGACTGGTAACGGAGTATCACCAACGATACTTAAGGATATATTCTCGTTTCGTTGATATACTGGTACATCATGTACAGCTTGCGCAGCCATAGCTACGTTATTAGCGACATAAGTGAAAGGTTGTATAACACTAACCGTGTGGGTTCTGTCAGGTATACCAGTTAAATTGACGTTGTATTTTACTGGACCGCTAAGTCCTGTAGATACTTTAAGTCTATGTATTATTAAATCTGAAGTAAAATCAGCAACAGGTATATCACCTTTCTGCTGACTATAGTAGAGCTTAGGTAACTCTACTGTCATTGTGTATATATAACCTATAATGAGGTTCTTACCTCTATAATCTCCTGCAATATCTACGTACTCAGAGCCTGCTGAACCTGCTACAGTGGGGTATAATATAGCCCCAACAGAGGCATCAGTAGCACCTAATGTACCACCAATGTAACCACCTAGTGCTATAACAGCTAAAGTCTTACCTGATATATGAGTGAATGGTAAGAATACTCTAGTTACATCAGTACCTGAATCGTAAGTTCTGTAAGGATTAGTGTTATAATAATCCATACATACATCAGTTTTCTCACCAGTAGGTAACGTCAAGAATCCAGTATCACTAGCCTGTCTAAGGTCTATAGATATTGTAGATATATTGCTACCATTTGCTACTACAGCATAGAATGTACTACCATCGAAAAATTGATCTACCAAAGTTCCTGTTAGATCCCACTTATACCAAGTAGAAGCTTTTCTACCTTCCGGTACTTGATAGAATCTGAATTGATATAGCGTGCTAGTACCAGTCTGGCCTAAAGATATGATACTCATACCTGAAGAACCAGCAACATTATTCACATCAGCAGGTATTAATTCAGGTACAATACTAGATGTGTTAAACATCTGAGGAGGGTCAGTTAAACTAATACCAGATAGTTCAAACAACCTAGCCCATAAAGGTGTTTTAGAAACGAAAGCTAGTGAAGTACCAAGGTTAACAGGTTCGATATTTGTATCAGCTTCAAAAGCAGACAGAGTATTTATCTTAGCTGTTTCAGGGCTTAGAATATCTGAGTCAGTTGATAATAGGAACTGTTCAGTATCACTAAACATAACCAAACCGGCACTTGTGGTCTTAACATAGTTAAGGAATACAGGTTTAGTTGATGAAGCAGAAATATCGATAGGGTCATCAGCAGCAGCTATTTGTGCAGATCCTGCAAAGAAATCAAAGAAGGAATCTGCTTTACTCATTACAACAGTATCTCCACTTAGAAAACCAAAACGGTTTCTAAAGAAGAACATGTTTCTTATTTCACTACCTACAAAACTAGGAGCTGGGTTAGTTAAATCATCACCTATATCTCTCTCTTCCCATGCCACAGGATCATATTCAAAAGAACCATCAGCCTGTCTTACTAACTGATGAGGCATTGTTAATGGATCTAATTTATATGATAAGCCAGGTGCATTACTTTCAGTCCAAGTACCTGGTCCTGATGTAGCATTATTTGTAGTTTCAAACTTAACCCACATATCATCTTCAGCTATGTTTGCACTGTTGATGACTTTTAACTTATAACCATTTTGACACTGTATAGGTAACTGAGATACATTAGTAACTTTATCCTGAAACGCATATATAGCATTCTCTTGGGAACCACCAATCACGTTAACTGTAAAAGCAGCCGAGCTAGTTACATAGATACCAGGACCTACAGCAGTAGCTGTGAAATCAGCATCAGCATTGATAAGCGTTTGCAATTGAGTAACTATAGTTGAAGCGTCAGCATCACCAGCGGAAGCATCTTCAGCTGTTGTATATTGGAACGTGTCTCCACCTAATTTAACTTCATACTTAGTATTATAAGAAGCTACATTAATAACAATAAAACATTGATGAGGTAATGCTGCAACAGTATCAGCAGTCCACGCTACTGTTTTCTTCCTATTTAAAATAAACGTATAATCATTCAATGTCAGCGTTTCTATATCAGCAGCTGTTGCATCTTTTAAATAAGCATTACTAGCTATAGAAGATATAGCACAAGCTGTTACTTCTGCATCGTAGTTTGATTTAGCAGTCGCCTCAGCAGTTACAGCGTTGTTATAATTAGTCTGAGCTGTACTCATTGCTGTGTTAGCTGTAGATAATTGACCTGCTGAATGTGTTGCTGCAACGACTTCTACTAATTGGAATAGTTTCTTACCAGTTGAGGCTGCTTGAAGATGCTCATCAGTCATCTCATTACCTTTTTCCCAAGTTAAAGCAATTACTTTAAAGGTAGCATTACCACCACCACCAGTAACCGTAATAACTTCATCTATTTTATAACCAGCCTGAACACCAGTTCCACCACCTGCAGCTATAGTTACAGCTTGATCTATTACACCACCAGTTACAGTATATGTCACTGTAAGACCAGTTCCGTCTCCACTAGAAGTAGTAGCTACAGCTGATGCTGCGGTGTAACCAGTACCACCACTCACACGTTCTAATGTTAGAACAGGTCCAGAGATAGCAGATGCTGATATATTTTTTACAACACCATCTTTTTTAATGGTATAAGTATCATTAGTTTCTTGCTGATATATACCAGATGTTACTGTCTCTTCAACAGTACCTTGTTGTGGGTCATAATCAAATGTTGTTTCCCAATGCGCTACTCTTGTAGTTGATTGGCCATCATTAGCTTCACTATAAGTAGCTTGAGCAGCATTTAACTCTGTTGTCCTAGTGGCAGTAGTAGCTTTAGCAGAGTTATATGCTAGAACATCTGTCTGCATATTTGTATAATTACACCCACCAGGGACACCAGTATTAGTGCCCATATCTACCTTCCTCATACTGCCATCAAGTAGGCTCCATATGCGGAATACATTATTATCATACTGACCTACATATTTTTCATTCTCATCTCTAAGAATGGAAAACCATTTACCTGTAGAAGTTGCATTGTATAGGTTATCTAGAAACTTACCTCCAGGTCTTTTTAACATACCCAAAGCATAGTCAGGGTATGTATTTATAGCATCTTTAAGTTGGTGTGGAAATTTTTTTCTATCATCTTGTTGTGATATACCGCTTAGAAAGTGTGGTATATTTTGTGTTACTGTACTCATCTTTGCAATGCATGGAACGGTTGATAAGTGTTGTGATAATCCTCAGTATCCTTCCAACCAAAGATTGAGTAGTCACCTTGTTGTGTTTCGTACTCTAGGGCAGCGGCTTTGGTTTCGATTTCTTGTTGTTGTAATAAAGCGTGTAGTTCTTTATCTCCTACCATTTTTATGGCACATAATCTCGCAGCTTTAGAAGTTATATATGCTTGTACAGCAGGAGGCACGTCTGAAAACTCCCAATACCATATGACATCGCAAGTTAATTCACGTGGGTCGTCACCATCTTTCCATTCATATGTATGCTCGTTTCTATCATATAAAAAACCCCCACGTCTAACTGGATTATAATCATCAAAGTGTTGGTATTTATATGTATCTATAGACAGAGCGTTTGATGGATATTCAATTTTAAATGTAGTAGCATCTGCTGTTAATTTATAATGACGTTCGATATTAAAAGTCCAACCTTCAGCTTGGACAGTTTTATTAGTTTCTCTTAGAGTATTTAAAGCTATAGCTACTTCAGGGTTTTGAAGATCCAGTGTAGTGACAGGAGCCTGTCCCACTGAGCTTAATATTTGATTAACAGCATCCAGTTCTGTGGACACAGCGTAAGTAGGATAGGACATATGAATTTATGTGAATAAAAAAAAGGAGGGCGTGAGAACCCTCCTATGTGTATAGTTTTAGGTAA